GTCGACGAGGAAGGATTCGCTGTTCGGCATGGAACTGTACGTCGCCGGAGCCGAGTACCCGCCCACGCTGCCGAGAGTCAGCGTGGATCCGCTCAGGGTGACGTGGTAGAGGGTCACCACCGTCCCAGCGGAGTCCCGGAAGCTCGCGTACACGTTCCCCTGATCGCCCGCCATCGTCGCGACCTGGGTGACGGTTCCCGAGGTCATCACGGGAGCCGAGGGGCTCGACGCGGTGCGCAGCTCCACGGTGGTACTGCCGAACGCCGGGAAGTACAGGTCGGCGAAGTAGCCGCCGCCGAGCCCTGTCGGGTTCTGGTGGGTTGCGATCGCGGCGGTTCCACCGGCCAGATAGGTGACGTCGTAGTCGGCCACGGTCAGGACTCGTCCTGGATGATCCGCATCTTCGCGTTCACCGTCGTCGTGTCGGTCGGCCAGATAGCGGCCCACAGCCACGGCGGGTCGAGCGACGCGAACGACCACGACGCGGCGTCCTCGACCGCCCCGGTGACGGTGCCCGCGACGGAGCCCATCACCTGCTGCCCCGGCCAGTAGCCGGCGGCGTTCCCGTTCTCCCCCCACGCCTCGATGAACCCGACGGAGCCGAGCGTCGCGAGGTTCGAGGGGTGGATCCACCACGAGTCGTACCCGCCGGTGACGGACCCGAGCGGGGCGGCGATCAGTGAGTTGAGGGTGGACGCGGAGACGGAGCCGCCGAAGACGGCGAAGCAGTAGGCGGCGTCGGGGGACGTGTCGACGCGCAGCGCGCCGATCTGCCCGTACTGCGCCCCGACGAACCTCTGCACCGTCCAGGTCGACGATGACGCGGTGAACTTCGGGACGAGTCCCGCGCCGGACTCGGCGTCCCAGCCGACGGCGGAGCGGAACGGCCGCGTCGTCGACGTCCGCTGGGAGTAGAACGACTTCGCGGGGTCCGTCTTCGCCGCCCGGTCCCGTTCGAGGCGGGTCGCGAGGTCGAGGAGGTCGAAGGCGCGGGTGGAGATCGTCAGCGTCGTCGTCGCCTGCTCCGGGCTGTGGGTCACCCCGGCGATGTAGAACTGGGTCGCGGTGCCGCCGGGGTAGTTGTTCAACTGCACCCAGCCGCCCTCGCGGATGTCGAACCGGCTCCGGCCTGCCGCGCCCTCGTCGGTCGGGTCCGAGTTGATCGTGATCGTCCCGACGAGCGGGGCGTGCCCGGTGTTGACGATCCTCCGGGCGTTGTTCCGGGCGACCGTCTTGGAGATGTTCTCCCCGTAGGACAGGGTCGTCTCGACGCGCAGGACGTTCGGGTCGTACCCGGCGGCGGTCCCGGCGACGTCCCCGGCCGCCGTGTAGGTGTACTTGGAGACGGCGGGATCCCAGGCGAGCGGGCGGAAGTAGCCAGACGACAGGTCGGTCATCCCGGTGCCGGACTCGAAGAGCTTCGACCACTCCCCCGAGCTTCCGATGTTCGCGTTCGTGTTCGCGTACCCGATGTCCTGCTTCCACGACCTGATCGCGGACCCGACCGTCGACGTGAACGTCGACCCGATCGTGACGCCCGGCCAGCCTCCGAGGCGGAGTTGGGAGGTCAGTTCGGTGACGACGTCGGTCGTGAAGTCGCCGTCGGTGTCCCCGAGCGCGACCGGGTACGTCGTCCCCGCGAGCCGGTTCGGGTTCGTCGGGACGGTCCCGTTGAGCATCGGGTAGGAGGCGTTCCGCCAGCGGGACCCGGACAGTTCAGTCGAGTCGACGGGGTTGACGCCCTCCCCGTAGATCGCGTTCGGGGTCTCGGTCACGTCCTGCGCGAGGGAGACGGAGACGCCGTAGCCGCCCATGAACACGGTGTTCTGCTGGACTGCGCCGGCCATCGTCTCCGACTTCGCCCGCAGGTAGTAGTGGCGGGCGCGAGGTACGGCGATCGCGGGCGTCCCCATCGCCTGGTAGGCGCGGGAGACCGTCCACTGGGCGGAGGAGTCCTGCGCCTGCGCGAGGAGCTCGTCGAGGTAGTCGATCGTCGACTGTCCCCGGCTTCCCCGGTAGCGGACGTCGATCCCGGTCGTCGCCGACTCGTACGTGAACCGGGTGAACGGGGAGAACGGCCGCGAGTAGAGGGCGGGGTCGAGCGCGCGGCCGGCCCAGGTCCCGACGTCGTTCGTCGTGTCGAGCATGAGCGGCTGGTGCTGGCGGACCGACGCCTCCCCGTAGAGGGCTCCGGTCAACTGCAGGGTGAGCGCGGTGGTGATCCCCGGCCCGTCGGAGAGTTCCGTGGAGACGATGATCCCGTGCCAGTAGGGGACCTCGGCGGTCCCCGTCGTCGCGGCGAGCGCGGCCGGGAGGACCCGGTAGATGTCGATGTTCTGCCCCGGCTGGCAGTTGATCGCCGCCGGGTCGTCGAACGGGGCCAACTCGGAGAGGACCACGGATCCGGTGAGTTCCCCGTACGGCTCGCCGAAGGACAGCGACTCGACGAGGGTGGGGACGCCGTTGATCGTCGTGATGTCCGTCCCCGCGGACCCGAGGGTCGCGGTTCCCGTCGTCGTCCAGGTGGACCCGGCGACGACCCGCAGGGTCCCCCAGTCACCGGAGGAGACGGAGTTCGCGGCGGGGGCCTGCCAGTTCCCGGAGGAATCCATGTACGCCATCGGGTAGCCATAGGCGGCGTACTTGATGACGTCCACCTACGGCTGCCGGGGGATCGACGCGGTGATGACCGCCATGAAGTTCCGCAGCAGGCTCGGGTCGTACTCGACGGAGTAGGAGGCGGGCATCGCGGTGTAGACCGTCGACCCGCCCGAGTACGCCGCCGTGACCGTGTAGGCGTCGTTCCCGACGACGGACCCGAACGTCGTCACCTTCGAGAAGAGGTCCGCGAGGGACGTCCCCCAGACCTGGACGCCGACGTCGAGCGCGGTCAGGGTGGTACGGGAGGAGACGAGGGCCGCGCCGTCCATCCAGCGGGACTCCGCGTAGGTGTTGTCCCGGTCGATCCGTCCGGGGTTCAGGGCGGTCAGGACGTAGCCGGAGCGCCCCGAGTCGTTGATCGTCAGCGGGGTCGCGGTTCCGGCGGTCAGGGTCAGGGAGATCACGAGGCTGCCGCCATTCCCGCGTAGCGCTGCGCGGCCGCGGAGTTACCGCGCCCGAGTCTCTGGAGGCGTACCGCCCGCTTCGCCTGCTCGACCGCGTCGGCGGGGCTCTTGACGAGGAGGTCGCCGTTGAAGATGTAGTTGATCGCCGCGACCTGCGCTCCGGTCCCCGGCGTCCCGGCCTGTGGTGGGGAGACGTAGCGCATCCCGTCCGGTGTCCGCAGGGTCGACAGGACGGACGCCTTGAAGTCGCCGGGCAGATTCATCCCCTTGATGTCGGCGCGGGCGAGCGCGAGTTGCTTGCGGGCCTGCCCCGGCTTCCCCGCTCCGAGCAGGTCGGAGGCGTACTTCTCGCGCGCGTCCGCGACGTCGAGGGCGTACTGCTTGCGATCGGCGACCGTCGAGAACGCCTTGTCCTTCGACTGCGGGGTGCCGTTCGCGTCGATGTACATCAACTTGCGCCGGCCGGACTTACCCGCTCCCTGCCCGAGGAGTGCCTGCATGTCGAGGCCCTCGCGGATGAGGTCGCGCTTGCCGGACAGTCGCTCCAGCGACTTCTGCAGGGCGGTGACGGCGGTGGCCGCCTTCGTCGAGGAGGACTCCGTCGACTCGGCCGACGTGACGTAGTCGGCGAGGGTGTTCTTCGCCCTGTAGCCCTCGTACTGGGTGTAGGCGAACTCCGTGCCGAGGCTGTGGACTTCCTTCGCCGTCTGCCGCGCCGCCTCGCCGTTCGTCTGGAAGATGAGCTTGATGGCGTCCCACCTGCTGCCGCGGTTCCACAGGTCGCCGACCGCGGACCCGACGTCGAGCAGGTTGCCGAAGTCGAGGGCGGTGTCGTGCGCGGTGGTACCGAGGGCCTCCGCCGCGGGCTGCGCGTCACGGAGCTTCTGCTCCACCTCCTGCAACTGCTTGACCGAGTCTTTGCCGGTCCCCGCGTCGCCGAGGGTCAGTCCTTTGCCGAACGACTCTTGGAGTTCACCCCAGGCGAGGTCGACTCCCGCGATCGCGCCGGAGAGGGTGTTCGTGCGTGCCTCGTTCGCGCCGCCGAACTTCTTCACGAGTTCCGCGGAGATGGCGACCATGTCGCCGGACTTCAGGAGGTTCTTGTCGAGTCCCGCGTTGAGTCGGCTCAGCCCGGTTGCGCTTCCCGCGTAGCCACGGGCGAGCGCCGTCGACACGGTCGCGAGATCCTTGCCGGTGCCCGCCGAGACGTCGAGGGCCAAGGACAGCGCGTTCTGCGCCGTCGTGACGCTACCCGATGCGCGCAGGAGCCGGGAATACGCGGGACGGAGCTCATCGTCGACCACGTTCGCACTGAACTGGAGGTTGTCGATGAACTTGGTCGCGCGGGCCGTCGCGGACTCGAACCCCATATTGCGGAGGGCGACGTTGAACTGCTCGACGGACTTCTGGTCGTCCATGAACGCCTTGACGGAGTCGACGCCGACCTTCACCGCGAGCGCACCGGCAGCCGCGGCGGCGAGACCGAGCGCCGGCCCGACCTTCGCGAGGGAGGCGGACATCCGCTGGGACCTCGTCGCCGACTGGCCCATCGCCCGATTGACCTTGTTCAGGCCGGACAGGGCATCGCCTACGTTTGCCCCGACCTTGATGATGAGGCCCGGCATCGTCGCCATCTAGCGCCACCCTCCCGTGTACTTGTTGATGACGTCGTCGATCGCCTCGCCGAACCGTGCCGCCGCCTTGACCTTCACGTCATCGACGGCGGGGAGGACCCAGTAGCCCCTCGGGTAGTTGCGCGGCACCCGGTAGTGGTTGACGAGTGCGCCACGAGCGCCGCTCTTCGTCATCGCGCGGCCACCCGGCCACGGGCCGAACTCCGAACCCCACGCGAGAGTCGTCCGCCAGTTCCTGCTCGTCGAGTCGCGCCCCGTGCTCATGACGCCCTTCGACCGCCTGCGGCCGACGCCCCGCTTGAACCCGCGCAGCGGAGGGTTCACTCCACCGACGCGGACGGCGACGATCCGGTCCGACATCGGGCGTGCCGTCTCCGCCATCGCGCGGGCGATCTTGTCCGGTGCCGTCCTCGCGGTCCGCTTCATCTGCGGGATCAGGATGTTCGCCGCGATGTCCTTCGCCGCCGTCCGCATCTCGCGGTTCGCCGCCGTCTTCCGGGAGATCAGCTTCCCCGTGTCGTCCCACGCGAGGCCGTCGGAGATCTGCTCCATGCGCTTCTGGATCTCGCGCCCGTTGATCCACGTCAGCGACATGCCGCCACTGCTGCGACCGGAGGTGCCCGCGCTGTAGAACTTCGCCATCAGACTCCGTCCCGCTCCTGTATGACCCGCAGCATCGTGTCGATCATCGCGTCGTCCGTGGTCTCCAGGAACTGGACGGGGATCCCCGTCCGTACCGCGAGCGAGGCGATCAGCCAGTGCTCGGTCCCGGCCCCGAAGACGTCACGGCCACGGAAGGGTCCGGTTCATCGGAGTCCTCCTCGGGTGTGTCCGTCAGGAACCAGTCCTCGACGGTCGCGACCCAGTCGTCGAACTCCGCCGACGTCAGTCCCTCACGCCGGGACGCCGTCCACACCATCCAGAGGAAATGCTCCTCGAAACGGGGCTCCGACATCCAGACCTGCTTGAACTGGCGCTCGAAGGCAAGGCGATCCGCAGGTAGTACCCGGACGACGGACTCGCGGCCGTCCAGGTAGATCACCCTCATGGCTTAGAACTGGCCGTCGACGACGGTGCCCGAGACCTGCCACGACAGGGACAGGGAGACCGCCTCGGCGACTCCGCCCGTGATCTGGAAGCTCGTCAGGAGAGCGGTCCCGTTGACCTTCGGCAGTCCGGTCGCGGTACCGGCGGGACCGTAGATGAACGGCTGCGCGGTCGACCCGACGTAGGACGCGAGCGCCGACTGGACTCCCTGGTCGAACAGGCCCGTCGCGGAGATCGTCGTGTCGACGACGCCGTTCAGGAACTGGGTCGCGTTGACGCCGAAGACGGTCGTGTCCGCGGTCGCCGCGCCACGAGGGAAGTCGACGTTGTTCAGGTACGGCGACAGGTTCACCGTGCCGTAGTTCAGGTAGGTGTTCTTGCCATGAACGAATGCCATGATGGCTCTCCTTGTGGGTGGGGCGGTTAGACGATCACGTTCACGGCGAACGTGGCTTGTAGGTAGGTCGTGTCGTTGGAGTCGATCGCGCCGTACGAGGTGATCTCGGTGACCTGCATCGTCTGGACGCGGCCGCCGAGCGTGACGTCGGACTCCAGCGCCCTCTTGACCGAGTAGGTCCCGTTCTTGTCGCAGTAGGAGTCGAGGAGGTCCTGACCGCTCCGCTCGTCGGTCCGCTGGACGAGGACCATCACGTCGAACGTGATCGTGTCCGCGGCCCGCCCGAACGTCGTGTCGAACTCGGTCCGTACCGGCTGGATGATCGCGCAGGGCGGCGACGGCTGGTCCGGGACGTAGCCGTAGGTCCGCAGGGACAGGCTCGCGAGGTTCGCGGCGAGGCCCGTCCTGATGTCCCCGTAGGTGGTCACGCGACGCCCCGGTAGCGGACGTATGGAGCCAGCAGCATCGCGACGTCCGCGTCGAGCTTCGAGGAGACCCGCATCACGCCCATGTCGCCGTAGCCGGCGACCCCGAGAGGTGAGTCGAGCCGCTTGAACAGGCGCTCGGCCTGGATGATGCACGCCTGGGTGACGACGGCGGGGACGGACGCGAAGCCGAAGACCCCGGTCAACTTGACCCCGACATAGGACGCGAAGGTCGGGAAGGCGTAGTTCCCGATGGCGCGGATCCGCGTGTACGGGAACGACTGGCCGTCGACGATCCCGTTCAGCGGCTCCAGTTGGTAGTCGGTCGGGGCCCACGTCAGGTCGTAGGTGTTGTTCAGGCTGGAGGACGTCTGCAGGGTGAGCGCGGTCCCGCCGAGGTCGTCGATCTGCAGGACCCACGGGTCGTCGGCGGCGTAGTACCGGGTCGCCGTCCCGAACGTCGAGAACGTCCGCCCGACGTACCCGTCGATGAGCGCGGACGCGGCGGTCCCGCAGGACCCGAGGAGGGTGTCGTCGATCGTGTCGGTGACTGCGATCCGCAGGCCCGCCTTGATCTGCGCGGTCGTCGCGTAGGCAGTCATCCGGTCTCCTCGTCGTATGAGATGTCAGCGGACTCCCACTGACGCGGTTCGCTATGGCAGAGGCAGACCTCGCGGATCGCCCGCTCGGACTCCTCGCGGGTCGCCTTCGCTCGGATCAGTGCGTCGATCGTCACGTCGATCTTGTCCATCAGTTCACCGTCGCAGTCGGGGACCAGTACGAGTGGCCCTCCAGTCCGAAGTTCACGAACGGGTTCAGGGAGTAGACGTCGGTCCCCAGGGAGCGAAGGTGCGCCGCGACCCGGGGCAGGGCCATCGCCCAGACGCCCCACGGGGAGCCGATCCCGCGATCGTGGCCGGTCCGGTTCTCCTCGCCGTCGAGGATCCCGCAGTCAGCGCCGACGAGGACGATGTACCGCGCCCCGAGGTAGTGCGCAAAGTGCATCGTCATGTGCAGCGACGTCGGTCCGACGACGAGGGAGTCGTCCTCGCCCGGCCAGTGGGAGGCCGGGTCGAACGCGGCATACGCCTGCTGGTTCGTCGGGAACGCCCAGACGTTCGGGTGCTCCGGAGCGGTCTCCGCGAGTTGGTTCCCGCCCTGGTCGACCTCGGGGACGATGATCGGGATGTGCGGATGCGACGCGGCGATCAGATTCGCGTCGATGTGGTAGTGGGAGACGCAGTAGAACTCCTCGAGTCCGAGCTCCACGCCGATGTGGTTCGTCGTGACGACGATCTTGTCGGCGAAGTAGCCGGGGTCGATGAAGTTCAGGGATGAGCCGGAGCCGAGGACGTAGATCGTCGCGCCCTTGTGCCGGTCCCGGAACTGGACGCGGTCCGGTCGAGCGGTCAGTCCCATGACAGCTCCCGGCGGGTCGTCAGCGACCACGAGCCCGCGGACATGTCCCCGAGTTGCACCTTCTCCGCGTAGTAGCGGCGGTTCTCGTAGAACGTCCGGCTGTTCGCGGCGGCGAACCGGGGCTCCCCGATCGTCGAGGAGTTGTCATGCCAGACCGGGATCCCGGAGTAGACGACGGGGATCCCGTGGAACCGGCAGCGCCGGACCATGTCGTCGTCCTCGAAGTAGGCGGGATAGATCCCCTCGTCGAAGAGCCCGACCTTCGAGACGACCTCGTCGCCGATCGCGTAGCAAGCCCACGGCGGGGCAGCGGCGGACAGGACGAGCGCGTCCGAGCGGGCCTCCAGCATGAATCGCTCCAGGGTCCCGCTCGGGAACCATGCGTCGGAGTTCATCACCAGCCACCACGGGGCGAACGGCAGCGCCTTGATCCCGAGATTCCAGGATGCGGGAACGCCGAGGTTCGTCGGCAGTTTCAGGACGTGGACCGACTCGACATGCTCGACCGGCTCCCAGGCGGGGAAGCAGTCGCCGTTGTCGATGATGAGCAGGTCCCGGACCGGGTAGTCGATCGAGTCGAGCATCCGGTGGAGTAGGTCGGGGCGGTTCAGGATGGGGACGATCAGCGCGGGGATCACTCGAACTCGCCCAGGATCGGGGTCCAGTGGGCCTTGAAGACGTGGTCGGCCTCGTAGTCCGCGGCGAACTTCACGGCCTTGTCCGACCGTCCACGGGGCGCGTTGTAGGACTCGACGAGCGCGTCGACGGTCGACCCGACGTTCGGGACCATCCACCACGCGGACTGCATCGCATCCCACGACGGCTGGCCGAGAACCGTCCAGCCGTCCCCGACGAGTTCGCGGGACGCGGACCACGACGACGTGATGACGCGGGTCCCGCAGGCCTGCGCCTCGATCGTCGGTATCCCGAACCCCTCCCCGAGGGAGGCGGTCAGGACGACGTCGGCCGCGGTGTTCATCGCGGCGAGCGCCTCCTGCGGCAGCCCCATCCGGTAGGAGAACGGCTCCGTGAACCGGACCTTCTCCGGGGGAATCCCGACCGAGGAGAGCAGTGCGGGCAGGTGGACCCCGCCCATCGCCCCGTCGCGTTCCGTGTGCAGGTACAGGCGGGCGTCCGGGTGGTCCTCCATGAAGATCGAGACGGCCATGAAGTTCGTGTCCCACGACTTGCGGGCCGGCGCGACGCCCTTGTTCGCGGAGTTCATGAAGATGACGAAGTCGCCCTCGTCGAACCCGAGGAGCTCCCGTCCCGTGATCCGCTCCCCGTTCGGGCGCTCGACGTGCTTCGTCGGGTGGAACGTCCGCTCCAGCGCGTGCGGCGCGTAGCGGTGGTCGATCCCCGCCTTCTCCAGTTCACTCGCCCCGAACTGGGACATCGCGACCGGGGTGACGTTGTCCTTGCTCAACCAGTCGGCGACCTTCTTCGGCACCGGAGCGTGGTCGATCGGCACCCAGGACAGGACGCGCGGGATCCGGTCCCACGACGGTCCCTGGAACACCCAGACGTCGAACAGGGTGATGGCGATCGCCTCCTCGCCCGCCTCGTGGCAGGCGAGCTCCCAGTAGGCGGCGACGACGTCGTTCGAGTACATGTCGAAGCCGCGGGGCAGGACCTTCATCCCGCGCCACTCGGCGATCGACCCCTCGTGCCCGAAGTTCGAGGCGATGAACACCTCGCGCCCGGACCGCTTCAGCCGCAGCGCCAACTGCGCGCACTGCTGCCCGTACCCCGTCCCCGCCGTCGGCGAGTTCGAGTAGATGACCACGGGTCGCATGGTTCTCCGTTCGCAGGTTCGGCAGGTGTGCAGGTTGGGGAGCCTCCCCCGCCCGACCTGCGAGCGGGCGGGGGA